CTGTATATCTCTTTTCAGACTTATTGTGTAAACCATGATCTATTTCACCGACGTTTCCAACAATACCGTGATAATCCTTACCAGGCGCGTGGATTTTTACTCTTGAACCTATCTTAATGGCTTCATCAATCTGCTCGGCTTCTTCATTTGTTGTCTTGTCGTGCGTAGAATCTGAGCCGGAATAGCGATAACCCATCGTTCCACCAATTCTCTTTGCCTTATATCCCTGTACACCTAGCTTCATATGCTTATGCACAGTATCAGGGCTAACACCTGCTCTCTGACCAATCTTTTCTGCAGAGTGATGTGCAACAAAGAAGTCATTTGGATGCTTAGCTTTATGCTCGTTAGACAAATCCTTGATAGCATTTAACACCTTGGTCTTGGTTGCAAAGCCCTTAGTATTTTCATCAACTGATTCTACTTCCTCGCTGTGGAGCTTCTTCAAGTTCTTCTTGAAGTAATCCACAGCCTTCTGCTTGTAGTCATGACCGTGTTCGTCCTTAGTGAATGTCTTATGTGGCTTCTCGTTAGCAGCCATTACAGTTGCTGATGGAGACTTGTCTGGACGAGGACCTGAGTACGAGACGTAGGGCTTGATAGCTTCTTCAATTTCTTCCTCCACGCCACTATCTTCACGGTCTATTTTGCGAAGCTTTTGAGATGCCTTTACAATACCTTCTCGGCGCGAAGTCTTTACTTGATCAGGTGCTAGTTTTGCAACCTTGGTAACATATGAACCAAGAGTTGACTTCTTTAGCTCATCAATTTGTTCGGCTTCTTCCTTCATTGACTTCTTAATAGCCTTGCGACGATTATGCAAGTACTTGTCTGACTTATCGACATCACCATCGTTGTCAATATCATCATTTTCCTTACCGACCGGATCAAGCTTCTTCTTGCTCTTCTTTTCGGTAACGTCGTCATTGACGTCTCGGTCATTGGTTTCAGGATCGGTATCAACTACCGTCTTACCCTTGCCGACATTATTTGCAGACTCATTTCTCTTCTCTAGAAGTTCACGAGTAGCAGCAATAAGGCTTTCAGGAAGCCCAAAGTTTCTGTTGATTGACATTGATCTTCCTTCGTCAATTTTCTTTGTTTTGATTTCACCAGTCTTAACTAGCTTAGAGTCCTTAGAGTCCGGAGCTGGATCATCCGGTCTAGATACATTCTTAATCTTTACACGAGCCTCAGTACCTGGTGATGCTTGTTCTTCAAGACCCTTGTATTCGATTGACTTTACGGCACTTACACCGTAATTCTTTGCAAGGTGTCGAGAGACTTTATTTCTAGCTTCTCTAGTATCCACTGCGGGAACCTTTAATACAAGCTTTACACCCTTGGGCTTAGCACCAATTGGTTCTAATGTTTTATCATCAACCATCTTATACTGTCTGTCATCATCTGATTTCATACGAACATGAAATACGTGCTTTGCTTCAGTTAAACTATTTTTAGTAGCCATAGCCAGTGTTTCCTTCTTGCGCTTCTCAGCATCAGCTGTGCGATCAGCAATCTTTTTTTCTTTTTCGTTTTTGCTATTAGCTTTTCTATCAGCAACGTCTGCAGCTATTCTAGCATTACGCTGAGCACCATCAGACGGACCTTCACCGTGGTGCTTACCACTCTGCGATGCAGTCCTAATAGTGCGCTTGCTAATTTCGTTACGATAATTTGTTGTCATTTGCTAGAAGCTCTGAGCATCCATCCATGCTTTTCATGAATGTCAATTCGGTCTTGAAAGAAGTTAGCAATTCCGCTCTTGCCGGCCTTTTCAGCCAATCTAAATGCCTTATCAAGTTCTGTAATGAGTTCTACATTATCTGTTTGTAGCTCACTGAGCATTCCTCGAGCATTGGGAATATTGACTTGATCACGAATTACGGAGAGCTGTGAAAATCTAGACATGCTTCCTGGTGCATAAGAATCAAGTGTTCTTAAGTGCTCGGCAATTGTATCTACTGCACCCCATACTTCCGCATAGATATCACCAAATAATGTATGATACTGTGGGAAACCAGGACCTTCAACATTCCAATGGAAGTTATGGGCCTTGAGATAGAAAGCAAAGGTAGAAGCCAGTGCTACCTTCATTTGTTGTGTTAGATCATCCATTATCTGTCTTCTTCTTTCTAGGCTTACGCTTTTTTACTTTCTCTTGTACTGCAATGACAACTTCAGCCACATCAGCCTTGACTTCCTCAACAACAACTTCAGACTTAACGTCTTGCTTAACTTGATTCTCTGTAACCTTATGAGTTTCAGCATCAAGTTTCTTACTGTAATAATGCCATCCTATCATCATGGCAAGGATTACCAGTACTATTACGTATTCCATATTAATTCTCCGTTACCATGCTTTGCAGCTCCAATACCTTGCCTTAGTCTTTGGTCCTGGATTATCACAATTATGTCTAGCTCTAAAACTCTTTCGACGACCTGGAATATGCTTCTTGATGGTCATATTAGGATCGCCAAACTCTACCTTCTTTACATTTCCGGTGCTTGGATTTTTGACGTAGACCTTTGACTTCTTTACGTCACCCTTCATAGGCTTTCCAAGTGACACTGATCTGCCCTGGTATTCAGCTTCATCAATACTTAGGCATTCACGTACTACCTGCTTGATGATCTGACCAGGAGTTGACTTCTTGTAGTTGCTGGTCAGTGCATTAGTACCGATTTCTCTATTGACGGCCTTAATAGGATTCATTGACTCTTGTGCAGACTTAAGTGCGGATGCAGTAGGAGCACCCTTTTCACCAGGCTTGCGCATACGCTCACCAGAACCAGCTGCAATTCGCTTGCGCTTAGCATGTATGTTAGCCCATAGGCCTGTTTTTTCTTCAATGCTCATAGGTTGCTCCTATTGTTATCGCTATTTATAAAAGATATTATCTAGTGACTTCTTCCCAGTCCATAGAGCCATAGACCAATTCGGTGTTTGTGGAAGCTGATACCTCTAGAGTAAGCGCACTGGGCGTACCTGTTAGTCCGTTGCGCTCCAACTGAAACTTAAAGAGTGTCTCTCTTAGGATGTCGATGGATGTACTACCCTGTTGTGTAGAGGTGAAGAATCCACTGGCTAGAATTCTTCCACCTGAAACGGCTGTGCCGGCAATCGTGTACTCAATTGCAGAATCTACACCTGCATCAGCCCACGAGCCGGTTGTCACCGTAGAACCTGCAGCCACTCTCCATGCATAGACACCTGTAGAAACACCCATTAGTGATATAGCGGTAGGAATGACAATAGCATCAAGAGCTGTTGATTTGAGTCTTATGGATACAACGGGATAGTAAGTACCAGCTGTCGTTAATGCCTTAGGTGTGGTGATAGATGTACCTACTGCCTGCTGAAGCCCTCTAAGTTCATAACCACCCTCGGATATAACAGTTGAGCAGACTTGTTTCATTGTGCTAGCAGTTGCTGTAGCTCCGCCATTATTCTTAATCTCGTATCTGACCGGTAGACATGCAGTTGTCATGTATGTAGAAGTTATAAGATTAGCATGATGAAATGAGTGGCAGTGTATTAACTGACCATTGATTACAAACCCGCATCTAACTGTTCCTAGACCAAGCCATTCAATATCAAAGAATGAAATTTGAGCCTTGCTTATATCAAGGGTAATACCGGATGGACTTGATGGAACAGCACCTAGAAGTGTATCTACATTCCAATTTGATTGCGCCACACGAGTTTCTGATATGCTACCACCGACGTATGATCTCTCAACAAAATAGAGTGTTGAGCCGTCAAGCTCTAGAAAGACACCATTTTGCGCACCAAAATAACCAACCCTTTGTCTTAGGTTTGTCTTAGCAGCATTGAATACAAAGGTGTTTAGATTCTGCAATGACTTACCCGGCTGGTAAGCAAATACTTTAGTAGTTTCTCTAATTATTTCAGCATTTGATGTTGTAGGTAAATTCAGTTCAATAAGACCTGCATTTGCATTATGTGCATAAGTAGCACCTGCAGTATTTGAAGTGTTCCACAATCCATTATCTTTATAACGATGTGAAGAATCAAAGAGTGTTAATGGTTGTGACACTCTTGCCCGGCCAAACGCATCAACTGCAGTTCCTGATGGATTAGCAGGTCCAACAAGATTACCGTACTGATCGGCCAACATGACCACTTCAAAGATAGTCTTGCCATCTGGTAGATACTGATGCGAATCTTTTCTAAATTGTGCCATTAACTCTGTCTTTCCAACGATTCTCGAATGACACGGAGTACCGTGCCAAATCTTATAATTCCTGTTGTATTATTTAGCTCTTCCTTAAGCTTCTTAGGCTTTGGAGGCTTTACAGGCTTTGGTGCATTCATACCAGCTTTTACATCGTCAAACATTTCTTGAGCATGTGCAGGACTTACGTGATCTGGAATTCCCTGTTTGAAGCCCCGCAGGTTATTTGCTGCTACGTGTGCTCGCATTTTTGATGCCGACATACCAGCCACACCTTCTGCATCCGGATCTCTTTCACCAGCAGACACAACATTGACAGACTTGAAGTTGAAGTCCTTGCCTGGTCCATTATACTGATCAATGAGCTTCTTAAAATGTTCTACACGATCTGAACCTGCAACCATAGTCAGATGAGTTACACCTTTACCGTGCAGGGCCTTAAGATGATGCATGAATGTAGGCATTTCTTTGGTTGCAGCAGACAAATTAGCACCTGGAAAGAATCTCTTAGCATGCTTGAGCTTTTGTTCAGCGCTCAATGGATTACTAGCAGGATCTTGTGTATGTGAAAGTACAATGGAATGATCAGCATTATTTGCTTTGGCAACTTCCTTGACTTTATCAACGAGGGCTGCATGACCAACAGTCGGTGGGTTCATTCGACCGAATGCAAATACGTGATGAACTTCTTTGTCAGGCGGTGGTGTTGCCGCAGGATCGGTACGACCACGATTATTAGCAAAGTTAAAGCGACTGAACTCGGCTCTATCAACTAGCTTAGTAGGACGACCATTTCTTGTTGACACAAAACCTTCAGGCTTTACTTCATCACCACCGACGCTATGCTCAAATTCTGTTGGATTACCAAGAGCCTTGATTAAGGTATCCTTGGCCCTTTGTAGATGCCCGTGCATCTCAAGACCGGCAGAAAATCCTGGACCATGTTGTCTGACACGATCAATCATGCCATTGAACTGCTCATTCTTTCTACCTTTGGCAGCATCGGTCTTTACCTTTGCAGCTTCAGTATCACGTCTCTTTTCTAGATGCTTTACGTAACCATCAGTGGTTGGTTTAGTACCATCCCTAACTGTGCTATTAATGTACATCTTTAGATGAGAATCATGATCGCTCATTGTGTCTAGAGCTTCAGGAGTAATTCTTCTGTAAGAATCTAGAGCCCGAGCCATATGGCCTTCATATTCCTTTTGTGATGCTTCATCATGCTTGTGATTAACATCAGGACGAACTTCTGGGTTGACTAGATTAACATGTGGATCTTGTCTGAATGCTCCATGGTCAACATCAAATCCGGCTTTCATATCGTCCAACTTCTTGCCGGCATACTTGGTATGAACCACAAAACCCATCTTTGATGCTGCTATTTTTCTACCTTGAGCAGATTCCTTATCAGCACCGTATGTAATTGTATTAGGTGTGAACTTGTACTTTCCGTTTTCATCCCTCAAGTCATCATGATCATAAAGGAAGTCACCTTGGTAAACACCGCCACCATGTGGCATTACCTTAGGTAGATGATCTAGTGCTGACTTGAGTTTTGAAACAAGTCCTGGCGCATGACCATGATTTCTATCTATGTCTTCATGACTATAATTGATCTTTGGATCAGCATTAAATGCAGACTTGGATGCTACAAAAAATCTGCCGGTTTCTGGGTGATGTCCAAAGACCACACTTGGAGAGCCGTCATATTTTACAGTTACTTTAGACTTTGACTTTTTACCACGCATAAAGTTGTGTAAATCATCAAGATTATCCGCTGCATGCTTGATTCCTTCATCCCCGCCATGGATGATATGATCTTCTGCATGCTCAAGATGTTTGAGCTTATCTACGTCTAAGGACTCAGTCAGGAAGTTTGTAAAGGTCAGCATCTTTTCTACCGCTTTCATCTTGTGTATTTAAGTTCGTAGTTGATCCAACCCTGCTTACATGACAGATCAGTAGCTGCAGATTTGTAACCAATGAACTTTAGCTGAGTACTAGCACTGCTCAACCAGTTAAATTTTAACTCTCCATTGAGCCAATCAGTTATATTTAAGTTTCCTTGCCAATAGTCTTTACCGCGCAAAATTTCTTTTATTTGTTCTACGCTCTTTGGATCATTATCCAATGCGGTTGCAATAGCTTTGTTAAAGAAATTACTCATAGTTAATGGCAAATCTTTTATACTTGGATCTTTTTGCTTTATGGCAGTCAATACAAGATTGAGAGTTTCATTATTGAGTTGCTTTTGTAAAGCAAGATCATATACCTTAGATGGATCGGGAACTTCTTTGGACGATAATTTTAAAATATTTCTTATGCCATAAGTGTAGACTATCTGTCTAGATTTATTAAAGGCCAAGCCATTAGAACTAGCAGTTTCTAATATGTCTTTAAAGACACTTTTTTGTAACTTATTTTTATTTTTTATACCAGTTTCGAAAATATTGCTAAAAAAGCTAGCCTGAGCCCCTCTACCAAATTTAGAACTTATTGAATAGTAAGTTCCATCTTGCATCTTAATAAAGCTATCAACACCAGAAAATTGAGGATCCGTAGGTAAGTAAAATTTTTCTGGTGTTCCTCTAAATGGATTGGTTGCAAAGAACTTATTTGTATTTCTTGAAAATAATACCCAGCCAGGAAGTACTTCACCAGCATAAACACCGATTATATTTTTCTTTCTTATGGAAATTTCTGGGTCCCATATAAACTTACCGGTTCTAAAGAAACCTTCAAATGTATCCGCTACTGATTCACCCAATAAATTGTTATTTCTAGAGCCATTTATAATAGACTTTTCTATTTCTTGAGCACTAGTAAAGGCAACACAAGAGATACTTTCACCCATCGAATTGAACTTAGCACTTTTGCCTAATGTAGTAAATACTCTAGAATCTAATTGAGTCAAACTTCCTACAGTCTTTGAATCTGCTTCGGGCTTTGCCAAGACGGTAAGATTATTTATAGTTACACCACCAACCGAACTTTTCCATCCTGGACCTGAAGTTACGTATTTACCGTTTAATGTTTTGGCAATCGACTTCAAGGCATCTCTACGTTCTGTATCCGGAATGTAGATAATCAGTCTCTTTTGTGTATCAGTAACTATCTTTTCATAACCAAGTCTTTTCAGTTCTTCTGTAAGCTTGGCTACTAAATTTATATTAGACATTTGTGCTTTGGAATTCCATGGCTAAATTCTCCACATTACTTTTGTGCTATTTATGCAAAAAGGGGCCGAACCTTGCGGCCCGACCCCTTTGATATAAAGTGTAGCGTTACTGGGCGGAACCCCACCGTACTCCCAGCTCTTCCTTTCGGTTATCCCCTATGCCACAACGATGTCTAGAACATCTAAACGCTACTTCAGTACTGTTATTTATTCACCAGTTATGAATTTTTAATATTAACTTGAAGAATATTTTTGACCATGAAGGATGGTGTCTCACCTTCAAAGCCTGAGCCCTTGTTCAACTTGCTGAGCATAGAAAGTGCCGGCATCTTATGATCAGTAGACATAATGTACTGATCAGTCTTTTTCTCCTTGATCAAGTAGTTGCCAGAATACTGTTCGAGTACATAATTCGGCTTGTTCTTCACTTGAAGTTCTCCATCTTGCTACGATCAAACTTAGAACGCTTCTTGAAAAAGTCAGAGTCACGTTCACCAAACTCGGATTTATCCATCACTGGTTTGTCATCCATTAAGTCTTGTGCTGACTCATCCACATCATATAGTCGCATCTTTGACCTATCCACTCCAATCACAAAGCGCTTGTATCTGGATGGGTCGGTATACCTGTTCTTCAACTGCTTAACCATCAACTGGCTCAATGCTTCTAGTTCCTCACTATTAATAAGGGCAAACATCGAGTCAGCAGTAGCAGGCAGACCAAACGATTCAGACGTATCGGTTAGATCCACATCGCTGTTACTGAAGCCTGAACGTGTAGTCTGTGTTGCAGTCATAATAGGAATATTAAACTCTACCGCCAGACCTCTAAGCTCTTCTGCAATAGCCTTGACGTAAGTATAGCTGTTTACGTTTGCGGTATACTTAATCCTGCTAGATGCACAGATGTTGATATAGTCAATATAGACCATGTCAGGTATAAAGTTCTTCTTGAGTCTAAGCTCATTCAGAAGGTGTCTGAAGTTTGCAGAGCCTGCAGAAGAGGTAGGATATTCCTTGATGATGAGCCTACCGGTAGTCTTACTCTTTACCTTGGCAATCTTCTTCTGGAAAGACTCCAGTGACATCACCGACAATTCTTCAATTGTCACATCGAGAAGATTGGCGTCAATACGTTCTGCAATACGTTCCTCAGCCATTTCCATGGTGATGTATAGAACGTTCTTGCCATCGAGTAAGTTACCAGCCGCACAGTGACACATGAATAGTGACTTGCCGACTCCGGTATTGTGGGAAGATACAGATTCAGTAAAGTATCGGTGATTTGGATGATTTACATTAATGTCTACGATGGGAATAAGATCGTACGTCTTTCTCACACTACCTCGCACATATCCATTGCGTGTAAGAAAGTGAGCAGTTTCTATCTTGGATAGCTGATCAGCACTTACCCATCCCACGGTTGTCTCAAATAGATGCTCGGCATTACATCTGATGGAATCTGAGTTATCCTCTAGCTGAAGAATGTACTCTTCATACATTCCCTTATCAATGAAATAGTTTACACCTACCCAACCGTCGGGAGAGTCTACTTCGATTTCGTATCCTTGAGCTAGGAGTTCTTTAATTTTGCCAATAGGGATTTCAGACTCATGCCATTCATTCATCATAAGATGTCTTTCCTTATAAATAGAAATGTAGGTCACGGAGTTGGCGCTCCCACCTACTCTAGAACCATTAGGGAGATTCCAGCATGTACTATATATCACTGTATTATAACCTATGCTCCAGCAGAAGTCAATTAAAAGAGCACTGGGGTAAGGGATCTGGTCTTCATAGACATCATATTGTACCTCGTCATATGGGTGGAACTGATGATGATCAGAACTTTACATATCTTACGCCAAGAGAGCATATTATAGCTCACTTCCTGTTGTGGAAGATACATAAAAATCCTAACGACTTGAGATCAATGCATATGCTTGGAGCAGAACTATCTATCGAGCAAAGAAGAATAGTGGGTATATTTTGTAGAGATAACCAGATAGGTTTCTTTTCCGCCAAGAAAGAAGTCGACCGTGATATCTGGCGAGCAAGAGGCATTGAATCCCAGAAAAATAGCGGTAGTAAAAACTCTTTCTACTTCTGGTCCACAGAGGAAGGAAGAAAAAAGAGATCAGCTATGGGTGGTAAAGCTGGATCTAGAACTCAGATCAAAAATAAAACTTCCATCTTTGATCCTACCGTTCAAAGAAAGGCCGCAGTATTAGGCGGAAAGGCAATGAAAGGTATGATCTGTATTTCAAAAGATGACCACCGCACCAGAGTCAAGCCAGAAAACCTTGAGTTGTTTTTAGAACAAGGCTATAAGAGAGGTTGGTTGTCTTAATTATTCTTTCTCATCCGGATACGGATCTTTGTATCCGGATGAACACAGCCGGCCAGAATTACATTCAGCGTCTTGTTCGGCAAACCGCCCTTTGTGATCTTGTTGAAGTACTCAAGATTGAATGGGACTCGATTTTCCTTGCGGTGGTAGAACTCAAATCGCGACTCTGCATCATCAAGAAAACTATGTCCGATGCTTGTATCAAAACTTACCGCTAGAGCATCAGAAAGGATCTTAGGAATTGCTTCCTTAGTATGCTGCTCATCCTTGTTGTCAAGAATCTGAATCGACTTCATGATGCCGTTATAGACGGCTTTCTCTTGACAAAACCTCTCAGTCTTCTCTACGATCCATTCCAAATCAGTTTTTGGATCGTAGGTTAGGATACCAATGGTTCCCTTGACGGCGTCATATAGATTTTGATCTACGCCATTCTTAGAATCCAGATCAATCAGCAAAGTCTCAACTGTAGGAAACTTGTTAAACTTATGGACATAGGACTCAATGAGCTCAAACAGGATCCTGTCAGCCCGATCCTGAAAATACTCAGACTTGAGGAAGGGAATAATACGACGGCCGTAGTCTTCCCTATGCATTAGATTACCAAAAATTACATGCTCAAACTGAGTCATTGATCCTCCACGTTACAGGATCAACTTGAATGATCCCATTGACAAAGTTTTCAGCTACATCCTCGGCGTATCGAAGCGACTTATCTTCGATACGCCGTGAGTCTATAATAACATCGTCTTTGTAAAAGTCAACAAAGTAACAATCATCACCTTGAATGACTGCGCTCTTTAGACGCAAATCATTGCTGTAAAATATACTAAGATCATTCTCCGTTAGCTTCGTCATCACGCATAATTTCTCCTGTTCCAAGTGAGTACTTATTCTTGATCCAATCAGCAAAGTTGGTCTCCTCAAGGATTAACTTCCAGAAGTCACCGTTGTCAACAATATCAGCGGCCCGGTAGTTCTTGCCACTAATTTCACCAGTCTCCTGGTCGACACGAGCATACCAGCCCTGCTTTGGCTTAACAATAAACTTTCCTTCAAGGGCTAGATCAAGCAGCCCCGACCACTTGTTGATGCCGGAATCGAATCCAACTGTAATGGGAATCTTAGACTTTTCCTTAACATAACGCGACTTTTCAACGTTGATGACAAAGTGATAACCAAGAAGCTCCTTGTCATCCTTATCCTGCTGACGGCCAATAATCCAAACATTGTCGGCCGAATACATAATTCCCGTGCCTCCGCTGACTACAGCCTTGGAGTACATTTCCTGCGTTTGATACACATGGTTGGCTACGACCATGGGAATGTCCTTGAGCGTCAGATGAGGTGTGACCATACGGAACAAAGACTTCAATTGCTTTGCTCGAGTCATATCTGCAGCCGAACTTTGCTTCAGAGCATCTTCAACTTCTTTCTTTGAAGCCAAATTACCAACAGAGTCAACAACAATCATGACTTCATCGCCGCGCTTTAGCTCTTGTAGCTGCTGCATAATATCAAACTTGAGCTGTTCGATGTCGGTAATTGGGCTATGCACAACACTTTCTAGTGGAACACCAAATGATGTAAAGTATGACTCCGGCGTACCAAATTCAGAGTCATAGAAAAGAATGATGCCGTTTGGGTGGACCTTAAGAAAGGCAGCTGCCATGAGAAGACTGAATGCAGTCTTGAAGTGTTTTGATGGAGCCGCAAGGACCGTAAGTCCAGGAGTCAGACCACCATCAATTCGACCAGAAAGTGCCACATTGATCATCGGCACCCTAGTCGGAATCATGTCCTTCTTACCGTAAATCTTTGAGTCGGTCAGCGTTGCTGTATAGTCAATTGTACTATTCTTAATCAAGCGGTCCTTAAGCGACATGTAGTCTCCTTGTGTTCTGTGTATATCTATATGAATATATCATCAATCTCGGTAGAAGTCAACCGTCAACTAACTTGTTCATCTTCTCGATGAACTCATCAATCTTTTTGACTCTATCAGAGCCGCTCCACCTGATGATATCCTTTTCAGGATTCAACTTGAGATTATTCAGCAGTGGCATAATTATATCCCTCAGCTGTTCAGCTCTATCATCAGCCGGAGATTGTATGTCTTCTTCACCGATCATGGTGAAGCCAAAGTCGCCAGTATCTTTATCCATCTTCTTTTTTACTTTCTTTGATTTGTTGCAATTGCAATAACCCTTTGGTCCACACTCACAAATAGTCTTCTTTGGTGCATTCTCACACTGAGGAATACACTCGCGGTAGAGCCCACAAGGACATCCACCGCCGTAATCAAATTTGGCCATCAGCTAAAAAAATCCTCTAGGTTGCTTACCTTCTCGTGCTGCCATCCAATAACTTCAAGGATGGACTTGATAGGCTCCAGAAAGGCCTTCTGAAATTGAGTATCGTAGTCAACATACTTGTGCAAGTCTAGCTCTTTAGGGAGTTCATCCAGTACTGCAATTACATGATCACCAACGGAATTCGGCACCTTAAGATAAGAAAACTTGATCTTATCTCCATCTCCGATCATCTGGTACTTCTTGTCAAGTCCATTCTTTATAAGCATGTGGTTGAAAAGCAGAGCACCCTTCACATGAATAGGTGTGCCCTTGGAATATACTGTATTCCTGTCCCGATACTTATCCATGTTCTTCATGCCTCGAGGAAATGCCACGTCCTCGAAAGGTAACTTCATAAAAGTCTCCTTGAACTCGGAGATATACTTTTGAACAACCTCTTCATCACTGCTCATAATGAGCTTTAGTGCTTCTTTAATGCTAGCACGACAAGCCTTAGGAGTTGAGGACCTGACTGCTTCAATGCCCATGACCTTGAGTTGTGGTTCTGTGTATCGAACGTCCTCAATGTCAAGCGCATTCATGATATACATCTTACGAGCCTTCCAAATGCCCTTATCGGCAATGGTCTCTCGCTTCATGTTCATCTTCTGTGAGTATGCATGCATATACTCAGCAAGATGGCTGTAAGACTTGTTGATGACATTCTGCATCTTGGTCTTACAGAACTGATGTAGAGCCTCAACAATCTTGTCACGATCTGTGGTACCAAGCACCTTGACAAGCCGTTCCATATGCACATAGATGGAGTCAGTGTCAGATGCAATTACATAGTCAACATCCTTGGTCTTCATCAAAGAGTTCAAGTACAAGTTAATTGCACGTTCAACCCATCGGATGGATAACTGACCAGACATAGTAATTGCCTCCGCCAGGTCAAAGTCAAACCATCGGAAGTACTCATTGGCCAAGGCACCGTAAGCTGAGTTCAGCTGGATCTTTTTGGCGAGCTGTAGGTTATGATACCTAGCAATTCGATTAGTAATCTCTCGGCGCTTGTCATCTGGTGCTACAGCAGGAAGTTCCTCAAGTTCCCGCTTGGCCTCAAGCATCTTTTTCTTGAATTCAGTTCGGTCATTGTACATCTTTTCCATAAGGGCAGGCAGGAAGCCCTGCTTTTCCTTACTGAATCTGACACCGTTTGCGGCATAAGCAAAGCCGTTGTCTTCAATCACAGCATATTGATCTAAGATGGAATCAATCGTCGGGAAATACGGTTCACGACCACCCTTAGTTTCAGGTGAGATATTGTACTGCATGATCAAGTGAGGATACAGGCTGTTCAAGTCAAACGACACCGGCCACTTATACATTCCGGGCTTGACTTCCTTGACATAACCACCGACCAGTGACTCACTGAAGTCACCCTTCTTAAATTGTGGAATGACAATGGCTCGATCCAAGAGATAGTTATGGATGATGATATCCCACGGTAGCACAGTGGTCAGAACGTCGCCATAGTTGACCTTGGCGTCATAAGCAAATGCAATTACCTGGTCAATGAACTTGAGCTTATCCTCAAGCAGATCAATGACGGTAGTGTCCTGAATGTTATAATCAATAAACAGCTCAAAGTTTCGACGATAAAGATCATCAAGACTGGTATAGCCTTGAGTCTTATAGTCCAACTTTTTGACCGGAAGCTTTTCGACCTCAGCAATTGACTCTAGCTTGTAACTCTCCTGCTGCTCAAACTTGAACTTCTTGTAAAGATTTAGATAATCAAGGACGCTGATACCTGCTGGGTAGTATACTTGATTTTCACGTCCATGAGTTTCAACAGTCCGCTCTTCAAGGATACCCCACGGAGAGAGTTTCTTGGCTTCATGAACGCCCAGGATATTCTTGATCCTGTTTACAATGTATGGCAAGTCGAAGAACTCAATATTCCAGCCAGTCAAGATGTCAGGCATATAGCGACCAGATTGCCAGATCTTGAGGAAGTTATTGAGAAGGTGATACTCATCCTTGCACTTGATATATTCGACTCGGTCGTTCTTTGGCTTATAGTCGTAGTATCCAAATACTACCTTTTCACCACGCCTGCTCAACGTAATAGCCGTAATTTCCTTATCGGCCTTAGTAATGTCAGGGAATCCGTCCGATGAATCGGTCTCGATATCAATACTGATTACATTAATCCAAGTAGGATCGTAGTCGAGTTCGCCATGGAACTTATCGTAGATATAGAGATAACGGAAGTTGTTGAGTCCGTAAATCTCCATATTGGCAACATCTGAATAGCGCTTTGCAAAATTACGGGCTTCAGAAATGCTCTCAAAGTGCATCTTCTCTACCGGCTTGTTGTCCAACGTCCTATAGTGAGTGGATGCTTCACGGCGCTTAGGCACAAAGAGATATGGCTTATAGTCCACCACATCATGAACCCTACGATTGTCACTCGAGTAGCCGCGGAGATAGATTTTGTCCCCGCGGCTATATACGTTTGTATAGAACTTTACCATGTAAGCTCCGATGTAGTCAATGTCACAGATTAATAGTATATCACCGGGTAACCTAAAAGTCAACAGGAATTAGGGATATGACTTCCTGTCCAGCTCAAAGTGAGGACCATCCTTAAAACTGCGCCAATCGCCGCCCCATACAATCTTTACGCCCAGTTCATTAGCTGCCTTCTTCATAGCATCGGCCATAGGATTATACAGCGGCCAATCCCAACGAATCTCACCATTCTCAGGCACACCATCACCGTCATCTACCCATGGAGCAATATCAACTGCATGACCGGTAATATGGCGG